GGGACAGGCCAAGAGGCCAGTCACTGGTCGCGAGTTGGGCCAGCACCTGGGCGTGGAGGCGTGGCGGCGGTTGCCGGAATTGGAGCGGCGGGGGTTCGTGGAGCGCGACACCAACACGCGGAAGTGCAGCGTGACCGGGAAGAGGGCGACGGCCTGGCGTCTGAGCGTCCGCTGACGGGGCTTTATCCTGCCGGGTGGACTGGGGGGAGGGGTGGGAGATCGCCCCGCAGAGGGACGCTCAGGGACGGGACAGGAAATGACACTTTCTGTCCTCGACAAACCTGGGCTAACGTGTGTGCGGGGCACTCGTTCGCGACGAGGGTCGCGTGCACCACGCGGCCAGCCCCGCTTAGAAATCCTGACTCTCGACCTCGCCGCCCTCGTAAACGAAGCGAACCAGAACTTCGTGGGCCACGTTGCGGAAAGCTGCATCGTGGCCCTCGTGCTTTCGGCCCTCGGCGAAACCGTTGCGGTAGCAGTCCACGATATGGGCAAATTCGTGGAGGTATGTCTCGGCGCTCTGGGAGCGGTTGGTCTTGAGAACGCGGATCAGCGGAGGCAACCCTTCTGGGAACTCGTCGGGGAACTCCACGCAGCCCAGGCAACCCTTGTATTCCTTGGGCAGGCGAGTCTCGACGCGGAGCCGCGCCGGGGTATCCCAAGTGTGGCAGGCCCAGCGGTGGATCTGGTGCAGGCGTTCGCGGGTGGGCAGTCGCTTAGCCATATCGTGATTTAATCCTGTCCAGACCCCACCACTCGAGATCGAACTCCCCGCCCTGGGCATTCCGCAGGATCGCCACCCCCCGGTTGTAGAGGGCATTCGCTGGGCCAGCCCAGTCCATGTTGTGCTCGAAGTAGCACCCCACCACCAGCCCGTGCAGGTGACGCCCAGCAGCATCCGAGCGCACCGCCATGTCCAGGGTGTGGGTGTGGCCCATGACGCAACTGCTCAACTGCTTCGCGATAATGTTCGCCGCTTGGTGCACGCCGCCCACCGGGCGCGACATGACGCCCGAAATGAAGTAGTGGGCGAACCATGTCCCCGCGACCTCAATGGGCTCGAGGAAAGGCACCTGCTGCCAGCCCAACTCCTCGGCCCGTAGATCGTCCAGGCCGATAATGTCCTCAAACCTGGGCTCCTCCTCGAGGAAGCGGGTGATCCTTGACTCGTGGTTTCCCAGGCACGCGATCAGCCGGGGCTCGTGGCCCGCGAGTTCACGCCTGAATCTCAGCCTCGCGTCCAGGCCAATGTCCACGTCCTCCCAGTACCGGCGACCCTCAAAGCTGCGGCTGCCCGGCTTGTCGTAAGCGTTCAGGCTGTTCACGTCGAACCAGTCGCCAATGTCCACCACCACGTCCACGCCCTGGTCATTGGCGAGCCTACCCAGCCACTCGTAGCGGTGGTTGGGGATTCCGGGGGTGGCATGGGAGTCCGGCACCACCAGGATGTCGATGCCCAGGGTGGGGCGCTCGATCGGCGGGTACGGGTCAGGGGCCTCGAGCTTTTGCACTCGCTCGCGTGCAGCGGCCCTGGCCTCGGGATCGACTGCGGCCGCCCGCAGAATGTCAGCCGGTTTCTGAGGCTCGCTCATTTCTCGACATCCAAGTGCTCAGACTCTCGCCCGAAATGTCTGGAAACCCCGCGCCCGCCGCGCCCAGAATTTCGTCCGCGTGCAACGCCGCCAGGAGCAGAGGCAACTTGTAGGAGGCATTGGCTTCGTAGGCCGCGAGAAATTCGCGAAACCGGGCACGCTCTTCGTCGCTGATCTGCGCCAACCACTGGCCCACCACTGTGCGGTCGCGGTTCCGCTCAGCATGGACACGCGCCAAGAGTTCGCTGGGTTCCACAATCCTCCTCCTCGTCCTCGGGGCACGTTGGCTCTGCTGAAATCGCAGACGGGCGTGCTCAAAATTTGTACGAATGTCGAAAATCCTTCGCGTCGGTCGAAAACCGGATAGCCATCACCTCTCTTCCATGACCAGAAGGGCCGAACACAGGAGTTCGACTCGCCCAATATAGTCAGCCGTTGCGGGGGGGATCTCGTGCGCCAGCAGTTCGTGAATCATTGCGTCGGTCGGCTCAGGGCACCGGGGGATCGGCCCCGTCGTCGGTGTCGCGGTGCAGCATCCTAGCCCGAAGCCGAGCAACAAGGGTGCGACCACGAGGAACTGCACGCGACAACTCCACGAGGACACGCCGCGCCCCATCCAGTTGAGAACGTCCCGCATTGGCCTCCTCCTCAAGTCTCCCCTCTCGCTTGGATGCGCGGAGCCAGCCACCGACTGCCAGCAGCAGCCCCGCGCAACCCGCGAGCAGCAGTGCAATCCAGCCGCTCACTTGTTAACGGCATTCTTCACATTCGCACCCAGCACATTGACCACGCGCAGAAGAAAATCGCTGATTACGTTGTCCGAAGTGTTGGGTGTCAAACTCGCGATCACGGCAAAAGCACCGACTACGGAAATCGCAGCCTGCACAATGCCAGCCCAGTCGAGCCCTTGCAGTGTTGTCAAAAAGTCCATGTCATTCTCCTCTGTTGAATTTTGCAGACCACCACCGTGGCGGATTGCCCGGTGCCAGCCCTTGAACGTGCAAGTGGCTGCCGCTGCCCGCGTCATGCACAACGGCCCACAGCCCCAACTCCTCGGCGGTTGTCTCCGCAGCCTGGAGCCCGTGTCCTTCGTCCGCAGCAAAGTCCCGCGCCATTCCCAGCAGGTGCTTGCTGACCTCGGAGCCGTTGGCTGCCGCATTCCTCGCCACCGATCTGCGCCCCGAAGTCTCCGACAAATACGGCTCGAGCCTCACCAGTTCCCGGCACGCCGCATCGAACTCGCTGGGAGTCATGGGTTGCCTCACAGTTTTATCAGCCTCCCGATTTTGTCCAGCGCACCCTCGACTCTTGCCTGCGACTCTGCGGTTTCTTTCATGGTTACCGCAAATGCCTCACTGCTGTTTCGCAGGTCAGTCTCCAGAACTGTCATCCGCACTTCCAGCCGGATAACCGTCGCGTGAGTGGCCGCTTGAGTCTGCGCTTTTTCCTCGATCACTCCCTGCCTGACCTCCAGGGTTTTCACCCGGTCCCTGACCTTCAAATGACTCGCCGCTGCCACGCCCAGGGTGCTCGCCCCGGCCACGAGGTACTGCCACCATTGGCCCAGAGAATCATGCGAGCTCACCGGGGGCCTCCTGGTTCTGATCCCGCACCTGCTGCTGCACCGCAAGAAATGCGCTCACCGTTTCACGCAGAGGGCGCTCTGCCAATGCGTTGAGGATTACCTCGACGTGCTCGCTTGAGAGTTCCAAAGTCAGCATCATGGCCGGTCCCTAATGTCTGTGAGTTCTGCAATTGTTGCGTCCAACTCCTCGTCCAGCGTCGGCTCGCCCACCTCGGCCAGCAGGCCCGCGATCGTGTCCAGTTTCGCCTGCTGCGCGGGGGTCATTGCCGAAGCCACCTCGGGCCGTGCGGCCACGAGTGCCGCCACTTGACGAATGTGCAGAATCTCCGAAAGCGTCATGGGTTAATGTCCACCGGGGTGATCGTCACGATTATTCCGTCGTCGTGCGTGAACCAACTGCCGACGTTGAATGTGGTGATTCCAGACATATTCTGGCAGTAGAGGCCCCAGTCGAGGCCAATCGTGTCACCGCTCGCGACGGAAACAATGCACGAGCCTGCAATCTCGGGACGCTCCAAGTGGACGCCGAAAATGCTCAGATAGCCGTACCACGAGGAACTGACCACAGAACCCGGAACCACAACATGGCCGCTGCCCGTGTCCTTCGTCACTCGCACCTTGGTGTTCCAATGATTGTGAGTCGAATACCCCTGCGCGCTCAGTGCCCAGGACACCAGGAATTTCCGCGTGCCACCCGCCGGGAAATCCCCGCCATAGGTAAACTCGCCGCTCGAGTGCGTCCAGTTGTTGGAGTCGCGCACCGTCCAGGTGGCGGGCGTGTACCAGTGGTCGGTATTGACCGCGAGCGTGTTGTAGGCCACCGAGCCCTGGGTGTAGTTGGCGTGAAGCCACGCACGGTCCAGGGGTGCGGCACCCACTGCCGTATCGACATACGATTTGTTGGCAGCGTCAGTGCCGGCCACAGGCGTGGCAACGGTCAACGCGGTCCCGAACGTCCACGCCCCGGCCACTGTCTCCACCGCTGACTTGTCCAGCAGGTTCTGGTTCTGGATTCCGGCCAGGGTGCCGGTTACTGCGCTGAAATCGAGGTTGCCCACACTCGTCACGTCGAAGCCGTTGCAGTCCAGATCGCCCGAAAGCTCCGGCGTAATGTCGGTTATGAGCCGGTCGATCCCACTGCGCCATGCAATTCCGTGCGGGCTTGCCGTGTCCAGCACAAGCGCCTGCCCGTCCCGTCCGGCCGGGAACTGTTGGCGCGAGACTTTGCCTCGGAGGGTGGGCATTATGCGATGTCGCTCCGGCTGATCTCGCTCCACTTGCCTGTCTCGATCATGGTCAGCGTAATCGTGTCCCCGGTGGTCATCGCGAAGTTGCCAGCCAGTTCCAGGTCGCCACCGTCTGTTATCTGAAGGGAGTGCTTAGCCTTGACTGTGATCGTTTGGCCCACTTCGCCGTCATCGAAGTCGGTAATGGTGGTGGTCCCGCCCGTGGTGAATGCCGACCCCCCTGCCACCGTTGGCGTGCCCGTGTTATCCAGGGCGACCACCCCACCGTGGTCCGTGGTAATCGCCAAGGTCAGCGGCTTGTTATTGAAATCTATGTTGTTCCGCCTCCACGCCTCCGTGACGTTCGCCGTGTAAATCCCGTAAAACTGCTCGTGTGTCTGGGCTACGGCTGTGGTGGTCGATCCGCTATCTGCACCCGTGATTGTGTCCGGGGTGGCTGTGTCAAACGTGCCGCTTGCAGTCTCGAAAATGTTCAGGACTGTCGAAGTGATAACGCCCGTAACCTTGGCCGTTACTCCGCTCGCGCTGCCTGTAATCGTTTCGCCCAGAGTGAAACCCGCATTGCTGGCGACACTCAACCGCTGCGCGTCAGTCCCCACTTGGTTGTCAAAATAGTAGAGCCGCTTCACGTCATGGAACAGGGCACCTGCGTTGGTCAATGAGCTACTAGTAGACTGGACGTGGTTGTGCGTGAGGAGGTTGTCGGAACACTGAACGTCTTCGCACTGACCCCCAGCGGAGCCGCCCATCCACGCACCAGACAGGGCACACCTCTCTGCGGTATTCCCAGTGAAATGGATTTGGTCGCTCACCCCGTTAATGAAGAAACCGGCATACCCAGACCAGGCCACAGAGTTGTTTTTGCACTCCACGGACTTCACCACATTGGTCCCGGTTTCGTTTATGTAGAGGCCACCCGCCCCTGTAGTCACGTTGTTGTTGTAAACCACCCGGTCCCAAATGTCCCCGGACAACCACCGCACCGAAGCCATGCCGTGCTGGCCCGAGGTTTTCCCGTAGTCACCGTGCCGCAGTGTGGTGGTGAGTGTGTTCCCAGTGATTACCGCCGAGATCCCCTCGGTGCCGACATAGCCGCGCTGGTAGATAGAAAGCCAGGCGTGGGTGGAAACCCCAGCCGGAGCGTACCATTGGAAATTATTACCAGACACCACAATGGTGCCACCGCTCACTGTGTTGGCAGAGATCACATTGCCATTGCCGCCAATATCGACAAACGCGCCTCGGCTAGAAATCGTATCCGAGTGCTGTACCACGTTGTTCTGGATGCTCATGTGGCACCCCCTGAACTCAGCGCCGTAGATCGCTGGGATTGTTGTGCCTCCCGGCGACACGTCACCACGGATCAAGCAGTTGCGGATTGCAATGTGGTCGCCTCCGAAGTCTATTCCTCCGTCTATCGTGCAACCGTCGTATGTGATCCACTCAGAATTGCCGTGAATGTCCGCCGCCTGCACACCGCCCGCGCCATTCGTGGAAACGTGCGCCCCCATGATCTTGTGGTATCGGTTGGGCACAGAGAACACTGTCGCGTTGCCAATGGTGATCCCGTGCCGCGCTGCGCTGAAGTAGCCGCCCACCACCGCGACATTGGTGCAACCCCCGATAGCTAGCCCGTAGTCACCAGAGTGGTCAGAACTAAAATCCTCTTCACAGACGCAGCCGATTACTGAGGCGTTGAAACACCCGTCCAGGTAAATCTGTAGGTAGCTGGAGTTGTATGCGCGGACGTTCTCCACCATGCAGTCCACGCCAGCCGAGAGGGCTATCCCCTTTACGGTATGACCGGCAGCCGCGTCGGCCAGACCCTTGAAGGAAAAGTTGGATAGCCTCACCGTGTTGGGGTTGGCTAGCTTGTAGACCGCAACGTCGGCAATCAAATACGCCTGTGCGGTTGTGCCTTGTAACGTCACAACGCTGCCCGCAACGCTGGCGACACGCACAGACTCCCCGGCACGGTAGTACGTTCGGAAGCCAGACCATGACGAATCCGTGGGGTTGTAAATTTGGATAACGTCACCGGCAACCACGGAGGGAGCACTGGCGAACGTCAGTGTGCGGTCATTCCGCGAGACATTGGCCGCCAACGCAGGCAGAGCGGTGTACGAAGGGGCGGGGTACACGAGCATTCCCGTTGACCCAAACCCAGCCGTGTACGTTGCTGCGCTGCCGTCGATCAGCGTGGTCCCTATCCCACTCCCTCGGATACTGACGTTGGCACCCGGAGTCAGTTGCCCGGTGATCCTGTAAGTGCCAGCGGGCAGGACAACCTCGCCACCACCGAGTGCCGTCACCGCAGAGAAGGCGGCATTCAGCGCAGCCGTGTCATCGGCCACCCCGTCCCCGGTGGCTCCGTAATCCTTCACGTTCTTGATCTCGCCCCAGCGGTCGGCCAGACTTCTCGACGTGATCCCACCCGAAGCAATCAGCCCGGTGGGTATCGTAAGGCCCGCGTTGTTAATCTCGGCATCCACATAGGTTTTTGTCGCTGCGTCCGTGGTTGCCGTCGGAGTGCCCAGGTTGCTGATCCTGTTGCCGTTGGCGTCATACTGCCCTGAGCCATCCGTGGATACTTCAGTCAACGGCAGCGCACGCTCTGCAATCTCGCGGGTCCGTGTGCCTTGCAGGGTGACGCGATCCAGCGCCTCCTCGTGGGACTCTGCGGGAAACGTGCCTCCGCTGATATAATCCACCAGTTGCGTCATGGCGGGGTTGCCGTAAATAATCAGAGTCTCGCCGGTCTGCGGCTCACCATCCTCAATCAGAAACGTCACCGTGCCACCCGTGGCTGCACCCTCACCCGCCACCGAGTAGTCCGAGTCCAGGGTCTTGGTGGTGCTTACGCCCGTGGCATCCACGCGGACCAGCACCACGAGGTCGGTGGGCGCGAGGAACCTGAACGGCACCGAGAAGGCAGTGACACCCGGTACGCCCAGTTCTCCGTCGCCATCGTAACTCACCCGGTTCTGTGTGCTGGTTATTGTCATCGTGTTGCTCCTCTGAGGGTGGGCATTAGGTTTTCCCGCTCATAGCCGCGTCACAGTGAAACTCAACCGCCCGCCTTGCATCGTTGTGGACGTGCGCCTAACGATCAGAAGATTGGATGCGACATAAATGCGGATGTTGGCCGCAAAACTGGAATGGCTAAACCCGCTGCCCGAGATAGATATGTCCGTCTGGAGATCCTCGTGGTGCGCTTGCTCAATACTCCCACGGTCTGTAAACGTCAGCGTGGCGTTGGTCGCTGTCGCTGTCGCAGCCACGGAAAGGTTGAAAGTTCCCACGCCAATCGTTGCCACCGTGGCAGAGTCAGGGATGCCCGCCCCAGAAACTGCCATGCCCACGCGGAGGGCGGCAGTCGAGTCCATTGTCACGGTCACGGACGTGTTGGTGGTGTCACAAGTGGCGTCGGTGAACGAGTTCCCTGAGAAGTTCCCAGAAACCCTCACCCCTTGACTGAACGCGGCAGGCAGTTGTATGTAAAGGGCCGCATTGTCTGCTAGTTCATAGTCGTATTCCAGCACAGTCCAGTGGTCAGTACAGCGGACCATCGCGCCTGTATCATTGAGGTGCCTAAAGCCGATCCTGTAACTGCCATAGATCGGTGCGAAACTGGAGTAGATGCTAAAGTCGAAAACCTGCGCGGACAGTCCCGCATTGTCCAGAACGAGCCATGCGTTTGAGATGGATCTGATCCCCCGGTATTCAAATTCGGAGTCCACCACCCGCACATTCGTTGACCCCGTAGAGTCAAACGGTCGCTCCGAAAACGGGGCACGCACCCGCTCAAGCGTCACGTCATCCATCTTGCCTATGTCGAGTGCGTAGTTATTGATCTCGTGCGACTGAGCGTGACCACCCGACACATAGGCCCCATACCCGGCCCCATTGATCGGTGCAGGAGTGCCCGCCCGGTCGTAGAGTTCAAAGGTGTCTGCGGTCTTGTTCGTCACTGTGAAAAGCCCGGAATTAATCTCGGTCATGCCCACCACGCCAGTCACAAGCACAATGTGACCGTTATCGTGCCCGTGTCCTACTGCGGTGACCACCACGGGACTGGCCCGTGTCGCCGCTGTAATATCGGGACCAGAGGACAACGAGGACACTACGTTCCTCAGAGTCAGGCCAGTCACCGCTGGGTATGTGAAGGCACCGGGTCCAGCATAAAATATCAAAACAGAGGCCGATGTCGCGCTACCACCGAAGACGTTCACCAGGGACACGTTCTCGATCAGCACATCCCGGTGTGCCCCGAAAGTCTGGCTACTGATCTGGAAGCCTACAGAGGCTTCGCGTATGACCCCGTTCCTCATAATCACCGAATCATTGTGCCTTGATAGATCTACTGCGATATACCCGGAATCTATGCCCGTTCCCGTGTATAGAAATCCGTCCAGAACGTAGTCGCTCTGCCCATAGATCGAGTTACCGCTAAACCCAAGTCCAACCCCACCCCTCATTTCGATATTGGAAAGCCTGCCGCCTGTCTTGGTTTCGCTAGTACCGACGGAGAACTTGAGTGTCGCGCCCGTTGAGCTTGGATAGTTATCGAAAACCCCAGACACACGGGTTTCGTTGTCCTGAAGGTAGAGCGACCTCTCGATAACGTAGTCGGTTCTTACATCCCGAATATCCAAACCAGATACGTGCTCTATGCTGGACAGAACTACGTCCTTGCCGTTATTGGCACTGCCGGTGTCCTTGTTTATCCAGTAAGCCTGCTGCGCCGCTGTGTTTGTGATTCTCAGCCGCTCCATGGTGCCGTGTGAAAACGAAGCCGCCGCCCCAGTACCGTCCAGCCAGAGCAGTGTCTCGACGTTGTAGCCCGTTATATTCGACTCGTAATGTCGGGAAATTCCTGCCGTCTTCGGGTAGATCACAATACCCAGACCCACACCCCACAATGTGACGTTCTCGATGTGGCAGTCATCAGTCTCTACCCGAAAACACCCCTTACTCCGCGCCTCGTTGGCATCGTCTGACCATGACGTGCTGTCTCCCTCGGTTGTCAGGGCTGTGTACGTCACGTTCTTTATGTAAACGCTGTCATGTATGCGGCTTCCCGCATCCGTGTACAGGGTCTTGCCAATAGTGCCCGCTGCGTTGGACTTGTTCCCCACCGTTACGAACTTCACGTCTTCCAGTCGAAACCGTGCAGCGCCAGCCTTGTCTAGCTGCGTGCCGTTTGGCAGCAGGACCGTCGCGCCATTCCCCAGGATGTTATTGAAGAACAGGGTAGCCCCGGCAGTTGTGAGTTTGTAAGTCTTCCCAGCCTCCAGGGCGACTGCGGTAGATGGATTGGCTGCCAGGAATGTTGCGAGGTTGTTGAACGTGGTGGTGTCATCCGTTGACCCATCACCCACCGCAGCACCGAAGTCCTTGATGCTCGCAACATCCCCCCAGCGGTCGGCCAGAGTTCTGGACGTGACGCCGCCAGTAGCAATCAGCCCTGTGGGTGTGGTCAGTCCAGCGTTGTTAATCTCCGCATCCACATACGTCTTCGTTGTAGCGTCAGTGGTTGCAGTCGGAGCAGTAAGCCCGGTCACCTTGGTTGCAGTCAGGACACCCACAGAATCAATATCGTTGTTGTTGGCGTCGTAAGCACCCGAGCCATCCGTGTCGCTGTTACCGAGGCTGGGGGTGCGGGTGGCAATCTCGCGGGTTCTCTTCTGCTGGATCGTCAGGCGGTCCAGGGCCTCCTCGTGTGTCTCAGCCGGGAAGGTGCCGCCGCTTATGTAGTCCACCAACTGAGTCAGCGGCGGATCGTTATAAATCACCACCTTCTGCGTGGCGGGCGGGGCTGTGACGAACGTAACCGTGCCGCTGGCAAGCCCAGCACCCAGCACCGTGTAGTGCGTGTAGATCGTCTGCACAGCCTCCACGCCGGTCGCAATGGTCCGCAAGACCACCACGAGGTCGGTCTTGTCGAGGAACTTGTAGGGGACGGCAAACGGTAAAGTGGCCCCGTCGCCTGTGTACTCCACCCGCGTGGATTCTGTGGAGATTGTCATGGGTTAACCCTCGCTTCAGTGGGTGCCTCTAGTTCTCTGGGGCCGGGCATGGCAGACATGGCTTCAAACTGATCCAGCCCTGCCCGGTAGAACATCAGCTTAAGGTTCTTAATCATTATATCCGCGTCCAGTCTCTCCTCTGGGGTCATTCCAGGGATTGGCAGGTCATACACGGAACGCATCTGGGTCAGCATTTGGAGTGAACCGACTATCCCCGGCAACGCAATAGGAGCCCCGCTCACAGTGTATGCGCTGCCTGCGTGCTTCTGCATGAGCTTCTGAGCCTCCAGCGGTCTGGCCTGCTTCATCAACATATTCACCGTGCGGTGAACCTGATCGTTTTCCTTTACCCGGTCCCAGAACTTGCGGGACAGTTCGCCTCCGCCAATCCGCACAGCAAAGGCACCGAGTCCAATCACATCGGACGGGGTATCGGCCATGCGGCCAGGGGGCTCTGGGATTATATCCATGTCTTCAAGCAGTCGAGAGGACTCGCGCAGTATTCTACTGCCTAGGCCACCCGTCAGAGCCCTAACTGTGTGGTCGATAATCATCGGGGAAGCCACCGGGCTCCTCTCCAACGTGCCGATAATCGGCAGATCGACTTGGGAGGCACCCAGGGGCAGATCGGACAGGAACCCGCCAATCAGTCGGCTGATGGAGTTAGTGCGCGGGGTCGCTTGGTACTCAGGCAGCACGCCCTCAAGGTGCGCTGGGATCACCGGGGCACCCGTGAACAAGCTGCGGTTAGCCCAAGTCTCCAACGCAGGAAGGGCGAACTGTCCAACGAATGGAACCGCAACAGACGCAAGGAGTGCCGTCATGTAATCATCAAATGCGTTCGGGTCTTCGTTGGCTATCCTATCCCACATACGTTGAGGCAACGCCTTGAAGATCATCCCATACCCGTAGCCCGCTGGTAATCTGTGCCAGATAGGCAGTGGGCGACCGCTGCCATCCGGGGCTAGCAGGATATTCCCATCGTCATCCTCGGCGTAGGTGGGCCAGATGAAATACAAATCCCGCTGCCACTGAGGAATATGCTCAGAGGGCTTATATCGCCCCTCCTCCTCGTCCCAGTCGCTCCACCCATACTCCCCTTGGTTGGTTGCTTGGAGGGTGAGAGCCGGGACGGTCAGCAGTGCCGTCCCCCGCAGCATCGTCCGTGCGGGGTGGTCTTTCATCGTGCGGAGCATCTGTACGGTGCCTTCAAGTGAGGCATTCAAAAACGCAATCAGTTTATTGACCGCCTGGGCACGGGAACCCATACGTCCGAAGTCCAGGGACACGTCCCTAGACCGCAGACCGGACTTCATAATGTCACCTTTGGATGCCTCGCGTGGCAGCATTTCCTGGCCGAGTAGACGCGCCGCAATGTCTTCCCCTGTTTCCTTGGCGAGCCCAAGGGTTCCCTTCTCTGGATGTAGCGCCCTGCCGAACTCACCCACCCGCGTCATCTGCTCAGACATTTGACTGAGAACGCGCAGACCTTCGATGGGGGATCGGATGACGTTCCGCATGGTTATATTCCCGCCACCCAGTACCCCCTCAACGTCGGAACCCTTGAACACCCGATCTAGCGCCACCAGTTCCGACTGTGCGCCACCACTCCGCATCCAATCCTGATACAGCCGGGTCTTACCCAGTACAGCAGCCGCACCCCACAGCGTGTCCGCGAAAGCCTTGTACCCACTGTCGGACTGGATAAAGGACACAATCGAGTCCCTAAATGGGTTCGCCAGCATAAACTCAGGCGAAAGAACTGCGCCCGCTCTCAGGGTTGTCGCAGGCACCGAGAGAATTTTCACCAGCATATTCATCTCTTCGTGGCTTGTTATCTGCAAGACCTCCGCAATCTCGGGCGGCACCTCCCACACCTGACGCTCCCCGTCCTTGAAGCGCACGATCTGGTTCTGCCCTGGCAGGAGCGTGTCAGGCCGGAAGATGTCCAGCGTTTCCTGCTCAAGTGCTGCCCTCTGATCCTCGGTTAGCTTGTCCCCGTCCCTAAGTTTATTGGCGAGCTTCTTCATCTCGTCCGCACCCAGCCGCGTCTTCTTCATCCGGGGCTTCACTCGCGTGGCAAGGTCGCTTACCTCAATGCCTCCCTGCCCGGCAACCTTTTCGACGTGGTTGATGTAGGCATCCGAGATAGCATTGCGCTCTACTGCATGGAGTACCGAATGGGTGTTCTTGATGATGGACTCGATGGGGTCATGGATCTTCAACCCGCTGCCTTCCACGTTGATACGGAAGAACGAGTTTCCAGAAGGGGCACCACCCGCAGCACCCTCTTCAAGCATCACCCGGAAGAAAGGCACATAGTTCTTATTCAGTTCTGTCATCATCTCATACGCTTCTGGCGTAATTAGTCCACCGTCCCGTGCATATTGCAGGACGTGATCCTGATACTCGTACAAATCTTTCGCAATCGGGGCGAGTTCCGGGCCAAACTCTTCCACTACGCGCCTCGCCTCGGCAATGGGTACGTCGCCCACTTCCTCAAGGATCGCAGCCATCTCCTCCTCGGAATGCTTCGCCTTGGCTCGCTCGTACAATTCCAGGCGTCTAGACGCGACCATGTACGATCTTATCCCGTCCAGGTTCTTGCGGACTGGCTTGAGGATTTGAACCAGCGGCCTCCCCACACGCTCATAGGTGCCGAACTTGAAGGGGCTGAACTGTATAAAGTGGTCGGCTTTGCCTCGGGTTCCCTGGAACAAACGGGCTAGGGAATACTCGTTTTCAATGGCTTCCCGCGTATCCTTGCCGCCTTCCATGTACTTGCCCAAGACGCGCAGCGGATAGTTGCCGTCCTTCCAGTGCGTATAAAACTGGGACAGACTCCAGCCACGCTTGGCAGGCTTTTCACCGACTGAGATATGACTCAGCACCACGTCCATAGCGTCCTTCCCGCCCTGTGACGGTTGACCGGACCCTGGCTCCACAGTCTCCCGCTGGAGTCTTTCGTCCAGGGCAGACAGTCTTCCGATCAAGTCCACACGCTTCTGCTCGCCCCGTGTCTCGGCCTCTAGTATGAGGGCACGCACATCGGCAATCTGCTCCGGCAGTGACTCCTCCTCAAAGGGGCGCGGGGGTTCTCGGCTAGGCACTTCCTCCACGGGTACGGTGGGCTCTGCCAGTGCTGTGGCTTCGGCGGGGGTGGGCTCTTCTCTCGCTACCTGCTCCGCTTCTTCCAGCCGCTTCTCAGCCTCTTCCAGCAGGTCACGCTTGCGCCCACCCTTTTCGGGCATGAGCCCAGCCTCGCGCAACTCTGCCACCTTCATGCGCTTGATAGCTTCGACTGCCTCGCGTGCCTGGGTGACTGCGGGGGCTTCGGCGCGGGGCTCCCAGCCAAACTCATAGAGCGAGTTTCCCTCGGTGTAGAGGTCGCCCGCTCGCACCGTCATCTCTTGAATCTCACCCTCGCCATATCTTGCAGCGTGGTCTTCGGCGTATTGACGGTCTGGAGTTACCCAGTCACCGCTACGGATTTCACCCCCTGTGCCCTCGGGCACGCCACGGTAAACGGTTACCTCTGCGTCTGGGTTGCCACGCACCTCTACCAGTAGCCGCTGAACAGCCTTATCCCTAGCAGCGTGTTCGCCTCCGCTTCCATAATATCGAGCGCCCTCGGGAGAATAAATATCATCCGGGTACATCCGATCCATCTCGTGCATCGGCGCACCATGCTCTGCTCCTGGTGCTGTGTGCTGACCCCGGTAATCCAGTTCCGGCCCAGTGGTGGGGGCTTCGGCGCGGGGGGTGGGGGCTAGGTCGGCAGCAAAGGCGTGTCTCCCGGCATCGGTAACATCTTCCACTCGAATCGGAGTTCCGCGAACAACGCCGCCCGTTCCTGCCCCCCCTACAAGCGCACCACCAGTAGTCCCATCTGGCGATATGCGTAGGTATTCCGATGATGGGAAAACCTGCGATTTCCTGACGGTTACGGCAAGTATCCTCGGTCCCATCCCCTCAATCGAAATCGGATCTGTGCCAACATAGATTCCACCGTCAGCCGCTTCTATGCCACGCCCCTGGCGTTGCGGCTCTGCTGTACCTCTGCCCACGATGTTCTCAGCGTTGGCTTCAGACGTTGCGTGGTATAGCGTAACCTCTGCGTCTTCTGGCAATGCGTCAAACGCCGCTGCCCGCTCTACTGGAGTGCCGTTCTTGGTAGACCAGGGAATATTCCCAGGGCTGGCTTCGGCGCGGGCGGCATCCCCGGACAGTTCTAGGTCGAGGTCTGGGGCGCGTTCAGAAGGCACCGGCTCTGTGGCGGGATTCATCTGTTCCCTGCCAAAGACAGCAAGCACGGGGCCGGTCTGGGGGTCATCGACATAGCGCAGCCCGTCATATCCCAACCGGCGCAACTGGGGAATAAGAATCTCAGACCACGCCTCCCCATAAGGGACTGGCTTGGTCATGTACCAGAAGTAGAAAGACCCCTCTTCCCTCGCGTGGTTAATAATCGCCTCTGCCCACGGGTCACCTTCTGCGTCTAATCCGGCAACTACCTGGGAATCTCGCGACATATCCAGAGGGTTCTTGACCTCGACCGTATAGGCAGCCACCGCGCCCTCGCCAGCCGTGGCGTATCCTTCTGCGACCGAGCGGTCAGTAGTCAGAGGTATCAACCCACCTCGCTGCTGTGTGTTGGTACTGTCGGCACGGAAATACGTTTCACCACCGGCCTCTGTGGCGCGTTCTAGCTCAATGGCAGGCTTCACCATCTCCTGGGCCTGTTTTTCGCTGGTTGCAAGCACACTGCGGTCACCCGCAAACAACGGAGGGCGCGGGCCAATCACACCCGCCTGCTCAAGCTCGCCCAGCAGAGCATCCGCATCCGCACGGCCCAGGTCAGGCATTTCCTTCGTCAGCGTGGACGCCTTGGCCTCACCTCTGCCCGCCACGATCTCCGCAGCCCTTACCAGTCGCGGGTCTACACCCTCCACCTGAGCCTGGAGTGCCCTGGGAACCACGATATTGACCGAAGACAAGTCCTCGATAATCGTCGGATCTCTCCGTGCCGCCTCAACCACTTCCCTCGGGTTCAAGCCAGTGCGGACGTATATCCTGCGGAACTTCGCAGAGAGGCGAGCGTTCTCCCGCGCATTGGCCCTCTGCTGCATGACCCTGCCAGCACCTTGACGGGTTGCCGTGACACCCTTGTGCCCAGCACGCAGGAGACCAATCGTAATGGCAGCCAGGGCGAAGTCCTTGGCCTCGGGAACCTCCCCGTGGACCGCACCCCCAGCGCCCACCATCGCAACAACTTCCGAACCCGCTGCGGCAGCTTCCGTTATGCCCGCCGTACTCCCGCCCAACTTCCCAGGGATCGAGGCGGCCATTCTCTCCAGTGGCTTGCCCAAACCCACGCGAGCCAGTTTCCCAGCCCCACCCGTGGCGGCACCTATCGTGGCCTCTTTGCCCGTTGCTATCACTGCATCCCACAGGCGCGGCCCGAAATCGTCCCAATTCTGCATCTGGCCCTTGCTATAGGAATCCATCAGCACCTGCCTGATACCACCGGGCAGAGCAAAAGCACCCGCCATGCCAGTGATCGGACCACCACCGGCAGTTCCACCCAAAATCATCAGCGGGAGGTCAGGCACAAGAACGCCAACCCCGTGGGCGAGTTCCAAGTGAAAGCCTGCGTCTTCGGCCAGAGCGGCATCTGGTAGGCCCTCATTCCAAAGAAGACCGGCCACACTGGAGTCCATCCCCAACCTAAGCGCATCCCATAGGGTGGGGTCTTGGAGTTCTGGCACCGACTGAATGGCTTGCTCCAGACCTGAAGCATTCACCAGACGCTCAAGGTCTGAATCATCTCGCTGCCTGTTCCCGTAGTGGATAGCTACCTCGTCCGGGGTGAACCCGGCACTGAGCAGCATCTGCATCTGGGTGCGCGTGTCCTCTTCGATTTCCGTATTGGAGAACCCAGCAGCACGGAGCACCTGCACACGCTGGAAACCAGGGGCAGCAGGATCTGGCTCACCCGCAATCGCACGCACGGGTGGCGGCGCAGGGGGTAGAGTCTCTACGGGAGGCGGGGCGGGTAGAGGCTCCACGGGAGGCAGGGGTTCCTCCTCGGGAACCGGCGCAGGAGTGGGTTGCAACTCCTGGGGCTCCTCCTCCAGCACACCCTCGGCGGGCGGTTGGTAGGCCGGTGCTTCAAGCGGGGAAGCCACTACTCTGCCTCCACCTGACTATCTTCGGGGACGGGTGGAACGAGCGCGTTGATGGCTTGGCGAGCCATGAACTCATCAATGCTTTCGCCCGGCATCCTCTGGGGTATCGGAACTTGCACCTCATTGCCGTCCGGGGTGGGGACTGAAATCACCGGGGTGCCCACTTCGTCCTGGGCAACCACCGGGGTATCAATATCCTGGGCAGTCACCGGGACCGGCAGGTTTTTACCGACGAAACTTCTCAGAGCCTCCTGAGCGGCGGCTGCGTCCTGCAGCATGGTGCCCTGAAACCTATCAAAGTCAGCGCCGCCAACGTAGGTCTTCCCCTCCTCTGCCTGCAGGTTGTCCGGGTTGACCATCTCTTGCACTACGTTCAACCTTCCCGCGTGGGTGTCTTCCTTTAGTAGCTTCATCCGACGTTCCCGCTCCGTAACAAACCAATGCTGGAAGTTGAAATACTTCTGCTCTCCGGCGGCATCAATCGTGAACAGCGTAGACTTGACCAATCGAGCGCGGGCCATCTCTAGAAAAGCTTTGGAGGCTTTCTCTATTTCTCTGGCTTCCGCTGAGTTCATCTTGGTAATCAATGCGTCGAGGTTGGTGAAGTTGTCCCCTATCTCGTGCAGGTAAGGGAAAAGCCCGCTCGCGTGGCGTATCTCCCGGTTCACAATCTTCTCGCGTAAATCGTTGACCGTGGACACGGTGGCCGGGAGTGTCACCCCAGCCTCTCGGGCCTCTGCTACTTCAAGCAGGTACTCCGCGTTCCTGGGATCTAGGTTCTCATTATCTGTAAATTCGTCGCGTAGTGTTTCGCGGTCTTTGTAACCTACGCCCGGACCACTCAGCACCCGGTAGTATTCACTTTGGAACAAAGCAGACTGTGAACGGGCTTCGTTGTTCTCTCGGGTGGTTACCCGCATCTCCAGCCGTGGCCGCACCTCATCCCGCAGGCCCCTGTCTTCGATACTGAATACCCGCTGCCGCATCTCTGGAACCGTCAGGTCTTGCCTCATCAAATCATCGACGATATCCATCGCCGCGTCTTTGCGAGTCTTCTCCAGAATGTAGTTGTCCACACTCTGGCGTAGGGTTTCCGCCTGTCCCCCTGTCCAGCTAGGCCCCGTCCCCTCGGCAATTACCGGATACACGTTTTCATCGAGGTAGACGCCCCTCGACTGTTCGTCCATTGATGCGGCAACCTCTTTGCCCTCATTGATGGCACGCAGACGGTTGGCCGTAATGCTCTCAACCTGAGATCGCCGCACGCCTTGGGCAATGCCCACCCGGCCACGCTCCAGCGAACCCTCAAGACGCTCGTCGAACATCCCTTGGAACTTCGGATACCGCAGACCCTCGCGTGCTTCTCTCGCGATCTTCAACGCCCCATCGGCATACATCTTGTTCCGGGCGTTGTGATCCGGGTTAGCCTGCACCTCCATGCTCAGGTCATTCAGAGCACGGCTAGCCTCGGCCACGGAACCAGACACATTGGCACTCATCTCCTGCTCAAAGAGTTCGCCCGCCATGTCGCCAATGCCGCCCACGGCTTGGCCCAGTGCCTCCATGCCTTCGCCACCACCGAAGTCGCGAGGGACTGCACGGCGGCCTAGCCCTGCCGGGTCTGCCAGTACCTGGGGAATCTTGGGCATCAGTAGCCTCCCCCGCCGCCTATGTTCCTCATAATCATGGCGTCAGACACTTGGCTGTCCTTCGTAATGTTCCCGTAGGACGTTTTCCCGCCTGTGCCATAGAGCGACAGGGCCATGCCGCTCAGCTTGCCGGCACCCGAGAGCAATGACGCACCCGCCAACTGATTGCCCTGGCGGATCGCATTGGCTCCGTGCATTCGGTTCAGCCGCGCCGTATTGCGTCCCGCAATCGAAGCATTCAGCGCATTCGTTTCGTATTCCGCAGCATTCTGCACCAGACGCTCCAGCCAGCCCCCCTGCTCCGCAGTCACCCCGCTCTTGCCTGCCATTTGGACGAACTGGCTCGACAAGGATCTGCGGGCGTGCCTGCGCTGCCTTCGCTCCTCGGCATTCCCTTCCATTTCCGCCAGCACAGCGTTGTACTCTGCGGCGGCTTGGGCGGCTCGTGCCTGGGCCTTGGCTGCCTTTGCGCCCATGATCGAGCTTGCAATGGTGCCAATGGCATTGACTGCCATGAGTGCGCCGCCTGCTGACATAGCTATCGGTCCTGAGTATTCACTTGCGGCATGATTGCCGTGATCGTGCAGGGCAACGGAAGCGCGTGCTTCAACGTCAACCGGCCCAACTGCTCATAACCCTCGGGCCACGGAAGAATCTCCGTATCCCCGTCAAACAACGGAAGCGCCGTACTCATGGGGTCGAATGAGTCGCGCAGGTGCAACTCGTCCATGTCCGCTGTCACAGCAGTCGGCCCATAGAGGAGTCCAGCACCCGTTTGATCCAAACGAATCACCACGTTCGTGAACCGCTTGGTCTTGCCCTGGGCTGTGCCGTCACTTGCCCCGGCTTCCAGGCGCATGGTCGTAAGTGTGGCTGAGTACGGCAGGCCAATGTGGATCTCGGTGGCTGCACGGTCCAGCGTCACCGTCCCCGATGCCACTACCTTGTCCGGGTGCGTGGCCCCGTCTGCGAGGATAGAAACCGTCTGACCGTTCAAGTGCTCCAGCCCGGTCACCGAGCTCACACTCACACCTGAGTACGAAAGCCCCGAGTCAACGAAGAACGCAGACGCGACCGCATTCGTGCGCCTCCATTCGGGTTCCATGACTTCGACGAACCGCTTGGTGGCCCCGCCAATCGTGCGACTCACCACCAGCCAAAGCTGATCCTGGTCCCCGTCCGGGTGCGGAATGACCGCAATGCTCTCGACCTTGGCGTCGGTGCCGCCCAGAGTGTGCCGGTGCCATGCCGTGACCTGCTGGCTCCGCTCGTAGGTGAAGCAAACCAAGTCACCCGTGGCAAGCGTGGCCCAGAGCAGCCGGTTGGGCTCCTGCTGGAACGCCAGCCGGGTCATGCCGCCCAGCGTAATGTGGTCGGCCAGTATGGTCATGTCCGGGGCCACATAGGAGTTCACAGCGTCATCGAAGACCAACTCCCGCAACTTCCGGCCTGCCCGCTGAACGAAGAGCAGAACCTGCTCCACGCGCACAGGGGCCACCTTGGTCTTGCTGCCATAGGTGGAGTGCCGAACAATCCTGACATTGCCGGGTGACAGTGCCTCACCATCCAAAGCCGCCGAGCAGATAAACTCCCCACCAGCGGTGCCAATGGTGAGCGCCTTCCCGGCATTGATCCACTCGATCACATTCACTTGGTCGGTGTTGATCGTGAAGATCATGGCCGACTCATCGAGGTCTATAATCTGGTGGTTCTCGTATTGTGAGGTTCTCGAGGCCCACAGGGTTTGCGGGTTGTTATCAGTCCCCGCCCACCACAGTCGGTCCTCGAAGAACGAGACTGTGCGTGGGTATCCGTTCTTCCCCGTCCAAGCCCCATGTGCCCAGCGGTGCGTGGCATCCGCCGCCAAACCAGCCACGCTGTCGGGCAGCGTCTTCACCACGTCAGCGGTGGCCGTATACCCGTCCCCGGCAACGGCTGTGATCGTCACATACCCCTCGCCGCTGTGCAGGTACTCCCAGGAAAATTTCCCATCCAACTCAGTGCCCACGTCATGGATCGGGGCACTCGTGCCGGTCTTGGTTTCGCCGTTTTTGTTGGTGAGTTTATACACGTTGTTTTCAAAGTAGACGGTATCCCCCACGTTCAGAGCACCCGAGTAAGCTGTGTTGTCAGAGCGGGGCTCCCATACCCCGTGATTGCTGCCGATGATCTCCGAGAGTTTGAACTGCCCGCCAATCATTAGGGTGGTGAAGAGAGCCGTAGAGGGGACCGTGGTGAGCGTAATGCCAAGCCCCGTTGTGGCACTTGCCCAGACTTCCACCCCGGTGTCCAGGTTCGTCGGCTCAAAAGGCACATAGTCGAATGCAATGATCGAAAGCGTCCAGTTGTCGTCTGCAAGCCTTACGAGTTTGCGCGGGTTCCAATCCGGGTGCGCGAGGTAAAGCACGTCCGCAGACTGTGCAAACTGAATCGAGTCCAGGGTCGCAGACGGGTATGGCGTGGCAATCTCAAAGACCGCAGGGCCAGCCCCGGCCAGCACCGTGCCGCCGTCCTTGTAGACCCGCATATACAGGTCGCCAAACTCGAGGACATACGCCTGGGTGGTCCCAAACTCAAACGGGATCAGCCGGGTGACGTTCGCGGAGGATTTCACCTCGGCCACATGGCGGGTGCCGCTGCGCTTGCGGGCTCCACCCTGCACCAACGGAATGAAGTTCTCCATAGCCGCGCAGCCGTTGGCATACTTCGACAAGTCCACGCGACCATCAAGCGTGGGGCTGAGTTCGCCCGCGTTAAAACTCGTCTGGATCGTCGAGGCTTTTGCCAAGTCAGTACCTCGCGTTAATCCAGGCATCCTCCTCGAACGGCATGGGCGAAGACTCTTGGCCGTCTGCCTTCCGAGCCAAGCGCATAAGACCCTCGTATTCCTGGGTGGCTATCTGCCGCTTGGTGTTGCTCTGAGTCAGTTCCTCGCACAACTCCACAGCCAGACGCGCCGCCACTGCGCTCACGAGCAAAGCGTCCCACTGGTTGGGGTCTTCTTCACGCCGCACATAACGGATCGAGAGCGGTGTGCCTTCGTCCGAGAGGAGTTTCCTGCCCTCGACTACCCAGGGCAGCGTGGTGTCGTACACCTCGACCACGCGCAGACAGTCGGCCGGAAGTTGATACTGCGCGTCGTACCCAAATGCGGGGTCATCGGCCAGCTTCGCCAACTTGGCGCGGGTAATGGCTGCATTCCAAGGGTGGGCGCGGAGTACCTCATCACGGATAAGTGTGTACGCCCCGTTGCAGGCCCGCGCCTGCTTTGAGTCGTCCGTGAGTGAAGTAATCCGCGCCTCGCCGACACGGCTTAGCGCCCTGTTGCATATATCTACGCTGCTGGGCATCCGCTATCGGCTCCCCCCTTGGAATCAGTCGCCGCTGGTGTAGTAAAACTCGACCATGAGCGTCCAAGCCGTGTCCTGGTTGACCTCTGTTGGCGTCACGCAAAAGTCCCAGTCTTCCATCGGGTCGGTGGTGTACGAGGCTGCCCCGGCGGTTGCCAACTCCCAGAGCGTCTTACCCCGGTCGAACTGATCCAGTGTCCCCGCCTCCGACCACACCGCGATCTGAGTGCGAGCGGAGGCTTTCACGTCGTAGGCACTACTGAACAGGTCAGCATCCACCTCGGCACCGTCGTGGCTCGACCCTGTCTTGTAAAGGCCAATATCCACCAACCCCGTCGTGCCCGCGTCCGTGCAACTGAAGTAAATGTAGTTCAACCTGTCCGAGCTTTTGAACTGCTTGATACGGACCTGCTCTCCGACAGCGACCACCGCGCCCGGAGCGCATACGGCCTTTGCATACCGTTGCCGTGCGTGCCCCACCCCCGCGCCAGCACGCAGTTGCGTGTCGAGCACTGAAGGTGTGGCTGAGCCCGCGTAGAGTTCCGAGTAGTATGTAGCCATGTTTTTGTTTCCTTGTTTCGGTGACGTTCAGGGACCGGCACGACTCCGCCCCGGTCCCTTCACATCATGGGTCGTTCTAAACGTCGGCCTGGATCTTTACGACCTTGCCAAGCTCGAGGCGCGTGGCCCCGACAGTTGCCTTGCAGTAGACCTGAGTCGCGTAGCTCTTGTCTTCGCGCTCGCTGATCTTCGTGGTGATGTCGTTCCAAACACAAAGGGCCATCCCGCTCTTTGCCCACATCGGGCACTCCGTGGGATCGGCCCCAGCACCGGGAATGCGCTCCGTGGTGATGAAGTTGATTCCGAGGAATGAACGCACCCGACCGTCAACCAACACCTTGGTGGCATTGGAGTCGATGGTCTGGAGCTGGCTCATACCCAGGAGGTCTTCATGCTGCGCTGCACTGATCGCCATGTAAATCTGGTCACTGTCGAGATCGACCTCGTTCTCCATGAGAATCCGCTTGCCTTCCTGAAGCTGACCAATCTCCAGTTTGCCACTCGATCCGGCTGACACGGTGTTACCCGAAAAGGCTTCGTCCGTGGTGCCGTTCTCGCCGGTCTTGCTCGTGGCAAAGAACGCTCCAAGGATTTCGTCATCAATGGCGCGGCCCAGGGCATACGCCCCGTTGACGGCATACGGTGACTGCGGATCAATGAGCATCCGCACCTTGTCCTGATCGTCGATGAGGTCCGCCCACTCGTAGTCCACCGGGAAGACCCAGCGTGCATCGTGAGGGGTGGAGATCAGCGGCGTGTCCGAGTGTCGCGTGGTCCGCTTGACTGCGTTGACTGCACCCACTTGCTCCACAGCTTTTGCTGCTTTGCCGGTGGCTGAACTGGTCATCACACTGTCGCGGAGTTTGGAACCCTTCTGCTGAAGCAGGTGGGCGACGTTCGTGTTGTATTGCTGCACAAAGGCAGTTGAGATTTGATCGCTCATTAGGATAGTCCTCAGTGGCGCAGTTGCGCCTTGCGAGGCTTATCCGCCCATTAGCGGGGCCATCATTGAAAAACACGCGGCTTCCAGGGCTTGCCCGAGTGCCACCTCGGAGCCATTTCAGTCGGCTGGAAGGCTTGCCCGGTTGCCGTTGCCGGGGCCGTGGTTCAATGGTCTTGCGGTAGTTCAGTCACTCCCTTGTCACAGAAATCAATCGTTTGCAACCTCTGGGTGCGCTAAAGCGTGCAATCGCGTCATCCGGGCCTTCGCTTCCGGGTTTCCACCCAGGTACTGGCCCATGAAATCCTTATCAAGCCCGAGGTCTGCAATCTTGGCCTTCGCCGCTGCGGGTGTCATCCCGAACTGCGTGCCTGCTCCGTTGTCCTCTCCGGGCATTCCCTTGTGCTCCCCCAACCCCCGGCCAATCTCAGCCGAGAGTTCCAGCAATCCCCGCAAACCCAGCGCACTCTCCAGTTTGTCCATCTTCGCGTCGTCGAGGCCGAACTTCTGCCGAAACCGGGTGCCCGCGGCAATGTTCTCCTCCCACGCCGCGCCCCATTCCTTACGCAGAGCCGCCTCGTCGGCACTGGCCTGCTCCTGGCGCTGGGTCTCAAACTCCTGGGTGGCCTGCTCGATCCGCCCGTTGTATTTCTCGTAGATGCTCTGGGCCTGGGCTTTCGAGAGCCCCGCCTCGTGTGCCCAGCTTGCGAGATCCGGGGTCAGGTCAATCCCACCCTCGGGCACCTCGGGGCCGCTGAGTTCGTACCCCGCAGCGTCCTCGGGTCTACCTAGCTTTGAGTACACCGCGCCCCATGCCTCTGCGTCCTCGGCATCCTTGGGCAGGGTCAGCACGCTCTCGCCGGGTGCGCCCATAGCCTTCTCGAGGTTTCGGTAGCTGTCGAGCATCTGATCGGGGCCACTCCAGCCCTTGTTCTCCACATACCCCTGAGCGTCCTCGGGCAGTCCCTCCGTCCAAGAAGGCGCTTCCACGGTGACGCTGGGCGTAGCTTCGGTTTCGTTTGTGGCGACCTCGGGGGCTGCCTCGACGGCTTCACTCATGGCTCTCCTCCTGGCGTGTGCAACTCACGCCGCTGTCTGTCTGGTTCTCGTACCAGAGGGTTCCGCAATGCTTGCAACACAGATCGGGCTCGAAGTGGTGGGGGTGGGCGGCATTCGGGTGGCACCGGCACGGCTTGAACCTGTTCCCGTGGTCGCTCACCATTGAACCGAGTTTTACCTCTCCGCTTCCGCTGCCGGCTCTTCGGTGCTCTGTGCCAGATCCCGATATCCCTGGATTCTCAGCCATACCTGACGCCTGCCCTCCAGTTGTGACGTGCCGTGCGAGTCCCCTTCGACGTGTGTCGTACTGTTCGCGTGGCAAAACCTTGCGAGATCATCCAGAACGGTCTTGGCCCTCTCACCGCCAAATGTCTCCTTGTATGCCTGACCACGGGCCAGCAGTTCATCCCGCAACGCCAACCCCGGCCTCCGCTGGGAGTGCCTGCTGGGCCTGGGCCATGTCCTTCATGGCAGGAGCCATCTGCTGCATACCCTCGAGCATCTGCTGCTGCTGGGCCGCCTGCGCCTGCTGCTCTGCGATCTCTTCCATTTCCTCGGCGGTGTGCAGAATGTCGGTCGGTGCCCCATTGATCTCAGCCGCCAGTCGAATGACCTCGTGAGGTTTGAAAATGGCGAGAACGCTGGGATCGGCCTGGGCAAACGGGGCGGCTATCTCCAGCGTTCTCTGAATCCCCACGAGTTCCTCACTGCGCTGGAAGCGCATGGCAGGCGACTCGTAGGTGATTTCGTACTCGCCTTCGGCTTCCGCCAGGACACCGGGCAGTTCTGGCAGATAGCCCTGGCGGCCCAGAATGTTGAACTCGCGGTGAATCTGCGGGCCGAGCATCTCCGACTGCTGACGCCCCACCGTAGGCGCAAGCAGTTGCCCCTTTTCCTGGGCGCGGATCAATGCCTCGGTGGCCGTCATCTGCGGCTGGTCAACTAGGATCTGGAACAGGGTCACGAGGAACGCGTCGTTGATCGTCGTGCGCTCCTTCTCGAGCATCCCCTCGGTGATGTCGAGGCGTGCCCCCGTTTGAAGCGGCACCACCAGCGGTCTGCCCTGGGCATCGACCCCGCCATAGTTCAGCCCACCGGGGGTCAGTCTGACTTGTTTGGAGCCGGTGCCCAGGACTCCATCATCGTGCAGCAAAAGCGGCGGGTCCACAATCTTGTGGCCGCTGCGAATGAACGTCTTCTGCATCTCTTGGGCCATCTTGATGCTGGGAAGCACCAGCATGGCCGGGCCACGTCCGTACATTTCCGTGGGGTTCACGGTATAGCGACCGTACATATACGGGAACTCTTCGTACCCGCCTTCATCGACCATTGCCTTGTCTTCGATCGAAATGTGATACGACACCCAAGGCATACCCGCGTAGTCTTTGCGCTCTTGGTCGCGCTCCAGTTGCGGACTGACCACATGGAGAAACTCAAACTGCTTGTAGTGGTTGTCCACGGACTCGAAAGCCACAGCCACCTTGGGCGGCAACTTGTCCCGGCCCCACTCCTGAGCCGCTGCCTTCGCACTCATCGTGTATTTGCGGTACACGGTGTCCACCTTGCGTGCCGGGTCGAGTTCAATGAACACGCTGCCCACATGGCACTGCACATACCGCACGCCCAGACCGTCCTTGGGCTCGTCCACGAACAGGCACGCATTGCCGAATGCACCTAGCGACTTGTAGCCCTCGTGCATCTGAGCGTAGTAGCCTGCTTTGGGTGAGTTGCGGGCCTGGAACATGATCCGGCCCACCTCCTCAAACCACTTCTTGACGGCTGAGTCTTTGTTCAGGTCATCGTTCGTGCTCCTCAGTGTGTGCCACTTTTGCGCCCTGGGCGTCAGCATGGACTCCATTGCAGCGGCGAACTTCTCGAGCGCCAGCGAAGCCGTGGCGTCGAAGATCTTCGTGCTCCGCTTCTCGCCTGGAGTGCGGGCCGTCAGGAACTCGTCGGCCGCAGGCCACACGCGCTCAGCCACCTCGGCCCAATGCGTATCCCAAGTGCTGCGCCTGCCCTCCAACTCGCGGAGTTTCCGTAGACAGTCCTCGACTGATTTCGCCATTCTAGGCCCCCGTCAGATATTTCTTGGCCGAAGTGGGAGGCGCAGGTTGACCCAGCGGTGAGCCCGACATGATCGTGCTCGCCCTGCCATGTTGCCCCGCCTGTCGGCGGCGTTGCTCAGCCATGCGCCGAGCAGTCTCCTCCGCTTGCCCCGAGAGATCGGCAGGAGCCTCGGGCTGCGTGGGTACGGGCGGGCTGGGTGGTTTCTGGGCGAGTGCCACCCCTGTCTGTGCGATGCTAGCCACCAAAGACGCCGCTATCAGTGCCTCAATACCCATCTAGTCCCCCCCCCTAGCCCAGCACTTGGGCCGCTGATTGTGATCCGCCACCGAGTGGCTGCCCCAGTAGATTCGCTGCGCGGAGCCGCTTGCGCGACACACTGCCGCCGGAGGCCGAGCGATTTGTCCCTAGACGCCTACGCTCAGCAGAGCCCGCCCTTGATGTTTGCCTGCTAGCACCGGGCTGGCCCCCGACTGTTCTAGATCTCGGCCCACGCTCCTGGCGCAGCAGTTCAGCCGCACGGGCGGCTTCAGGGAACGGCTTGCCGAGCAACCTCCTGGCTGCCTGCTGTTCTTCGTAAGCGTCCTGGGTGCCTGCACTAAACCCTCCCGCTGCTGGTGCGCTTGCGATGCCCTGTAGCTCACGCTCGCGCAGCAGGAACTTGCGCTCTGTGGCCTCTGCCCAGCGCAGGTCATCCGCGGTTATGTCCGACTGGTATAGCCCCTCATAGGTTCTCGGGCCTAGTCCTTGCGAGTAGTATGGATTGTCAAGCGGAATCCCCCCACGGCTTTCTGAGAGTTGGTAGTCAGGCCCGTCCAGGGTAAATGCCTGCCGAGTCCTGGCAGCCGCCACGGACCTGCTCGCCCGGAGTCTCATAGATTGAACTGATGCCAGGTTGTCCCAATCGTAGTCCCCGGCGCGGATATGCGCGTATGGGTTGGCTAATGGGTGCCCAGCGGGGTAGCTGCCTCGGTCCCGCCCATACCACTCAGTTATAGGAGTAAACGCCCCTTCTCGGTAGTTAGCCATCAGTGCGCCCCCAAGTCGCGAAATGTGCCGAGCCCTGCATTCGTCCAACCACGCGCAGAGAGAAACCGCCGCATGAGCACGCGAGGAATGCGCGGGTGCTCACCCGGCAACCCAGTCACACTCCACAGCCGCGTGGCACCGAGCAGTTCACCGATGACCTCGATGCCTGTCATCTGCCGCTCTGTGCCCAGGTGACCCCTCGCCTCGGGTGCCGCGCAGGCGTGCAACGCCAGACTGTCCACCTCTGGGCCTTGCAGAAACCACACGAGGACGCTCTCGCCATACCGCACCCAGGTCGCAGCCTCGGCCTCGGCGTCACTCACGGGCCTTGGGTATCCCCACGAGTTCACGTCACTCTGGGCCTGCTCCCAGTCGAGTTCCTCTCGGAAAAAGTCAACGCCCATCAGAGGATCGCCTGCGTCTGGGTGCGCTCACCCCGGTGTCGGTTCGCGGGGATCAATGCCTCGCGACCCTCGCCGCCACCCATCAGGCCATACTCCAGAGCCTCGACCGGGTGCGAATACTGATTTTTGTCGGGCATATCTGTGTACCGTTCGCTGCCCGCAATCTTCATGCGGCGGTAGCAGAAGCCGCCCATGAGCCCCTTGCGGACCATCTTGGCCTTCGGCGACACCTGGAGCGCGGGCTTGCCGTCCATGCAGATCCGCCTCGCGGGGTTGGCTATCGAGGCACGCCGCAGGTCTGGCGAGTTGCTCGAGCACGGCTGTGCCGGGATGCCCGCAGCACGCAGTATGCGGATGGGCGTGTCCTCGGTGGCTTGGCCCTGGGCACTGCCAGCCGGGTCGCACCACACCTCCACGGGCATACCCTGGTAGTTCGTGTCGAGCCAGCGTTTGAGTTCGGGCCCGAAGATGCTCGCACTCATATCCGTGGCGCATAGCTCGTCCAGAACCACGCGGCGGCCCATGTCCGAAATGTGCTGGGTCAGGACCGCAGCCGGGGTGCGTCCAAAGTCAATGCCGATAATCAGTGGATAACGGTGGTCGGGCTCGATCGGCTCCTCGGTGCAGTGGACTGAATCCACATACTCCGGGTGCACGGGCTTGCCGTCCACCAGAAACCCGTACTCATTACTGAGCATCACCGAGATCCAATCGGCGTCTTTGCCCTCCAGCCCACTGGAGTAGTACCCGTCCGGCAGGTTGGACAGGTTCTCAGCGTCAGGGTTGGGAATCCACTCCCCTTCGGCTTCGCCAGGGAACACACCACCCGGCTGGCGGAAGAACTCCCAGCCCTCGGGTCTTACCTCTTCGGCGAGGTGGTAGTACCAGTGGTCTTCATCCGGGGCGTTCGTGTCTCCGAGCATCCCGTGCCATGTGGGCTTCACGCCACCCGAAGCCAGCGAGGGGTAACGTCCATGCCGCAGGTCGGCCATGTCCACCACGCTCTTGACGCACTCCTTCATTTCGTTCAGCCAAATACCAGTTACCTGAAAACCCCGGAGGCGGCGGACAGAGTCGTCCCTGTCCAGTGCGAGAAAAATGCACTCGCTCACCACCCTCGTGCCGTCCGGCAGGTGGAAGTCCACGCGGAACGTAGGAGGTGCTAGCCCGCCGTAGGTCATCTTGCCCAGACCCTCAAAGACCGAGATAAAATCCTTCACCGTTGTTGAGAGGAGATCTCCGTAGGTATTGCGGATTGCGAGCCACCGGCTGGGACGCTCACCCTTCGAGTTGCTCTCCTGCTGGCACATTTGCTTCAAGATGCGCTGACACGCCGCGAACGTCTTTCCTGAGCCTAGTGGCCCCATGATCGCAGAAACCCGCTCACGGCAGCGCATGAAGCCGTCAAGCACCGGGTAGTGGGGCACGCCCACTCGCATCTCAATCCGTGACATTGCCGCCACCCGTGTAGTCTTTGAGAATGAGCACCGGCCCGCCGTCGTCGCCCGTCAGTTGCGTCTGGTTGGGAATCAGCTTGCCCACCAGGGAGGCGAACGTCTTCGGATCGCTGTCGCGCAGTCCCGCGAAGAACTCCTCACCACCGTCCTGTTCCGTGGCTTCTAGGGCACGCACAAGGGCGTCCCGCACCGATCGAGTGTGCTTATTCTGTGTTCCCGCTCGCCTGCCTGCGTTGGGGTGCCTGGGCTCGCCCTTCTTGAACTGCGTATCCCTGGAAGCCATTAACCCCCCATTTTTTTCATGGCTAGAGCGACTGCGACGAGGACACAGCCCCAAGCCGGAACTCTGCCCCGCCGTTCCTCGCCGCAGTCAACGCGGGGGGTATCCCACGCACCCTTGGGAGGTTCGACCCCAGTATCCCGAGGTCTTGAAAACCCCCTTGTGACAGATCTGGTCACAAGTCAAGCTAGTCGCGGAATTTTCTTGTGGGTCTTTCGCTCTGGCGTCGTCGCGACTGGTCAACGATCGCCTCCACCTCCCCGGCAACGGTGGCAGGGTCTGCTCGATCGGCTTGGATGCGCTCGAGCACCCAGCGAGCTCCCGCCGCCCAGGAGTCGGAGAGCCGGGTGTCGAAACCTGCGGAAATGCCCTTCGACTCCGGCAACAATTCCCACCGGGCAAACCCTTTTTTGCTCACGAACAGTCCAAGCTATGGGGGGGTGGGTTGTCTCGGGCCCGATCGAGCATTTTCACATACCGCTCGAGATAGACAATGGCCTTGCGGAGATCCTGTTGAGCATTCCCGGCAGTTTGGCAGCGCGCGATATACTTGAGCGCACAGCCGAGGTGGTGGGGCATGGGCTGGCCGTCGTGGCCCCAATCCTCGATCACGTCGAGGGGTTCGATGGACCTTCCAACAACGTAGTGGGCGGGAGCACTCACCGCATCATGTTTCGGCACTGAGCACCTCCAGCGTGATCCGCCCCTGTTTTGGCGCGGCTTTCTCCCATCGGTAGGCGGGCTGGCCGATCACCTGCTGATTGTCGTCTGCGATCACCTGGGCGCTCACCAACCCGTCGAGCAGGGGCTTGAACGAGTGCGCCAGATTCTCGAAATCCGGCTCCCGCGCCGAGTGCCGGGTGCAGGTCACCTTCGCCTTCCACAGGGGTTCCGAGGGCAATCCCTGGGCCTTGGCGGCCAGGATCGTGTCATGCCGCCACTTGCGGTTATGCCTCGCCCTCACGCGCCAGTGGTTGTTACTGGCGGTGTTGCACGGCGGCAGCCCCGGCAATTCAATCGTAAGCGAGTAGGTCACGGGATCACGACCCGCTGGGCGCGACCCAGCAACCCGAGAAAATACTCGCGCTCGACGGTCAGCGAAAGCGTGTCATAACCCTCGTTGCGGGCGTGTTTTACGTTCGAGATGTTCTCGTCTCCACCCCCCTCGGCGGTGGCTATCCACTTTTCTCGAAAGTGGGACCAAACGCGACGAATGTCCGTCCAGTGGAGTAGGTACACTGTCCGCGAGTCCATGAACGCATAGGCCAGAACGTCGATCTGCAGGTCTTTTTCCACCCACCCCTTAGCTCCGGTCTTATCGTTCGAGACGTATTCGAGAAGGAAATCTGGGGGGTCGTAGGTGGTGCGCCGCTTCTTTTCGTCAACATTCCGCGCAAGCCCGCTGCGGAAAAATAACACCCGGTCGATCCCAAGCCTCTGGGCTTGGCTGTCGGCATTTGTCGCCATGTGGCACAACAGGTCGGGGTAGGCTGCGCGGTACACCGCGTCCCAAAACCCCTCTGCGGATACCTCCTGGCTGTAGGCCAGTTGCTCGTGAAAGTCGTGAGTCACAGTTGATTTCCCCACCCCTCCCACCCCTCTGCGGGTTCTCGCGCAAACAGTTCGACGCGCTTGTGCTCCGGGTACATGGCCTCGATCAATTCGCGGAACGCGGCAGGCTTCGCGGAGTGGGCCGCACGCGGGGCCTCAAGCACAGACGGGGGCCGGTTCTCGGCCTTCGGCACCGGCAGACTGCCACGCGCGCCGATCAGCAGAATCTCATGCTGGCCCCGAGCGTAGTACCCCATCCCGATCTGCGTTTTCACCCAGACCATGCTCGTGCGGTACTCGAAGCCCCAAGCCGTCAGCACCTCCAGCGCCTCGGGCAGTTTCGCAGTTGTCGCCCATAGGAAAAGCACCGCGTCCTCGCCCGCCAAGTCGCTCACGCCCAAGTCGCAGATCTCCTCCAGCGTCATGGTGGGGTATTGGTTTTCGATCTCGCGGCTTGAGGACTGGGCGAAGTCGTACCGCCAAGGCGGATCGGCATAGACCACGGGGTAGGAGCCTGTGGGCAAATCTCGCCCCTTGAAGACGATTTCCTCGGTTCGCTCTGCGCGCCGGATTTCACGCATAACCTGCGGAATCGTCAAATCCCCCGAGCGTATCTGCTCCGCGAGGTCAGGCCGCGCCGCCGCGATTACCTTTGCGTCACTCACATAGTGGTTGTTTGTGCTGAACAGTCGCGCCGCATGGTCGCGAGCTTGTCCCTCGTTAAGGTCAGGAATTAGTTCCTTACCTTTAACCCCCGGCCCCCGGGAGAGTCGCTGCCGCTCTTTCGCTTCGGCCTCCAGCATGGGCAGCGTGTCCTGGGCGGCCATTGCCCGCTGGCTCGAGTTCAGGTGGCGGCGTTGCACGTTGCAGGAAACAACGAATGCCACCGGGTCGGTGCCGCCAAACTCCGTAAACTCAGGCTCGACGCTCGCCAGTTCGCACGCCCGCAGCCGGTTCCTCCCGTCGAGCACAAGGCCCTCATGGAGAACAATGGGCTGCCGCAGGCCGTGCTCTGCAATATCCCCCGCCAGACTTTCGAGCTTGTCCTCTCCGAGCAAGGCGAAAATCTCCGCCGCCGGGTGTGCGTCAATCATTCCCCCACCTCCTTTGCAATCTCCAGAACCGTCGCGCCCTCGCCCCGTGGCCCTCGGAGTTGCGGCCGTTCGTCCACCCTGCCCTGGATCTCGCGGACGGCGATCCGCCACCATCGCGGGGTCGCCCTCTCCTGGCCGGGAACGGTTTCGCCCGGTGCGATCAGCCGCGCCGCCTCCAGAATGTCCCCCGGCCCAGGCGGAAACCCCCCCTTCGTGAGCAGGCACGCGCGCTCGCACGCTGCCCGGAATATCTCGATCGGGATGCGCTTGGTCAGGTTGCCCTGAAGTCTCAGCGTTTCGTCACTGACTTCCTTGCCGAACGCCGTCCAGTTGTCCTGCAAGCAGCCTAAGCGCAGCGCCTTTTCGTTGGTGTCCACGTTTCCCCCCCTCACTGGCCGCCAAAACGCGCTTGGCTACGTCAAACCTCTCTCGTGGCTGCGCTTCCGCCCGCTGGGAAGCGATAATGTCCCAGTGCTTCCGCAGCTTCGGCACGCTCTGGAGCACGCCCTGGCCGCACCCCGTCCCCCAGAAGTCGCTCTCCGTCAGAGCCCAGAGCAGAACCGACTCCACCACACTCGCCTCAATGCCGTCGAGGCGCAGTAGCCGGTCCATTTCGGTGAACCACGCCTTGGGTGGCCGGGCCTGCTTGCGGCGCGAGATGCCATGCTCCTCCGCTGCCGAAGCCAAGGTGTCAGCGAAGAGGAGGGTCAGGCGCTCCGCGTCTGGACTCTCTTCTCTTTCTGTTTCTGTTTCTGTTTCTGTACTAGATAGAAGGACTCTCTCGAAATCGTCTCGAAATCGTCTCGAAATCGTCTCGGGTTTCTCGGAAGTGACCGTTTCCGCTGATGATTCAGTCTCCTCAGATCGTCTCGAAATCGTCTCGAAATCGTCTTGGGCGTTTTTCCACATCGCGAGCAGGCCAGTGACCCGCGCATGACCCATGCGGAACTCCTGCATATAGGTCTTGACGGGCTTGAGCCCACCCAGAAAGAAACTGTCCCCCTCAAAGCGCAGGAAGGCATACAGAGCGTCCTTGTCACCTATGTTCGCGAGGTAGAGGGGATTCGCTACCCCGGTAAAGCCACGCTTAAAACGCTTCTCCTCGCTCATCGCTTGGCCCTGACGGCCTTGCGCCTTGGCGGCTCCCAATTGGCTATATCCGCCAGGGAGATCTCGCCTCCCGATGCTGTCACCACGCGCAGTGCGGACTTGAGGGATAGGCGGGAGTGGCCCATCACCACGCCGTTCAGTTGCTGCTTGGAAAGCCCCGCAATTGGGCTGAACGCGGCTTGAGTCATGCCGCGAGTTTTAAGGTACTCCATTATCGGGTGCATGAATCTAGTATTACAGGATTCCTTTCGCTGGCGCAACCTTTACCCCTTGCAGCCCACCCCAATTCTGTGGTACGGTGCGGCTGTACCCCAAACGAGGAGCAAACTGATGACCATCACTTTCGAGACAGAAAACTACGGGCCGGTAGCGGTCACCCACGCGCCGGAAGAGGGAATCGACCCCAACGGGCGGGCGTTCTGGCGGATCTCCGGTTCCGGCTTGGTCGCTTGTTCCTTTGGCGATCTGCCGGTAGTGGTGGAGGGCCTCTGCGGCCCCATCACCGGCGAGGGGGTGATCCGATGAGCGCAATCAAGCAGATCACCTTCAAGCCCGCCACTCCCGCCTTCCGCATCACCTGTTGCGAGTGTGGCGGCAAGGTTGGCGAAACCGACTGCGAGATCACTGCCACCTCGTTTCACCATTGCGAGCAGTGCCACAGCGAATACCTCGCGGAAGTTGCCGCACAAGGAGAAAACTGATGCTTTCTGAAATCGCCACCGCGCCCCATGACGAAGAGCCCCTGGCTCTGGTGCAGGAACGTCTCGACGATCTCCGCGCTGAGTTCTACGTCCTGGCAATCAACTTCGACCATGTGCGCGATCACCATCGGACGGGAGAGCAGATCTCCCCGGCGCATCCATGCATCTGTCCCAATTGCTCAAACAAAACGGACGCTCTGCTGTATTCGGAGCAAGATTGCGAGGCTGTTTTCTTCTGCGATGGATGCTTCGACTCCGCTCACGAAGATGAGATCCGCGAGAAGCTCACCGAAGAATTTGCGAGGGACTTTTCGTGATGCTTACAGCAACCGGCGAGTTCGCTGCCGCACTTCTAGTTTTCTGCGTGGGTCTTTTGACTTGCGCGTTTTGGCCACTCTGAAGGAGAACTGAATGTCTGAATTGACACGCATCGACGGCACGATAAACCACATCGGCGAAACTCAGGAGGTCGGCGCAAAGGGTTTCAAGAAACGGGAACTCTGGCTCTGCCTCGACGCGGAGGCTGAGCGCCCCCAGTTCATCTGCTTGGAGGCAACTTTCGAGATGGTCGACGTTCTCGATGGCTTCTCGGTCGGTGATGCAGTGGTGGCCCACTACACGCTGGGCGGCCGGATCTGGGACGGTGGTGCTGCGCCGCGTTGCTTCAACTCGCTCTCACTGAAAAAGCTCCAGACCCTCGCGGATCGCGATGAGTTCGCTGCCGAGTCCGCGAGTGAAGACAACAACGATATGCCCTTCTAGGAGGCGACATGGCTGCCAAGAAAACAGACAAGACTCTCGATCCTCTGCGGCTCTGGTCGCAGGTGGAAACCACTGACCCGGCCCACACTCGCCACGTGAACCAGCGCGGCGGCTTCACGGCTATCGACGCGCAGTGGCAAGTCCTTCAGGCCACGCAAGCATTCGGTGGGCCGATGGGCGTGGGTTGGGGGTTCGACTGGACTCGCGAGGAGGGGCCTGCTGACCTCTTCATCATCCGGGGGAGGCTCTGGTTCACAGATCCTGCGACGGGGGTGGAGGGCGCAGTGGAGCAATACGGTGCCGCGTCATTCGGCCAGCGTGTGGATGCTGACGCGCCAAAGAAGGCGGTCACCGATGCATTCACCAAGTGCCTCAGTTTGCTGGGCTTCAGCGCGGACGTTTTCCTGGGCCGCTTCGATGACTCCAAGTATGTCGCGGAGCAAAACGAGAAGCACGGCAACGGCAAGCCGCCCCAACCTCCGGCCCCCAAGAAAGCCGCAGCCAAGCCCAACGGCAAGCTGACGAAAGAGGAACGCTCTCGGGTTTCCGCTGCCGCGATAGACCGGGCCATTGAACTCAAACTCAAGCCTTCGGAGGCGGCGACGATAGGCAGGGATTCGGTTAAAGCGATGGGCTTCGACCAGAGTTCTGAGATCCCGAGCGACAAGCTCAGTGTGCTGCTCAACGGAATCAAAAGCTGGAAGGCCGACAAGACCGAGGTGCCGTTCTAATGAGACTATTTGAAATCGTAGATGGCGTGCAGAATCTGCTGGAGCTTTCGGTGGACCGGGAGACGGGCGAGATCAGCGAGGAGGGTCTGGCTGCACTCGACGAACTGGAACTCACCCTAGACGAAAAGCTGACCAACACGGCTCTGTACCTCAAAGGGGTCGAGGCAGAGCGGGATGCGGTTGCCAAGGCCGCAAAGGAGTTGTCGGCCAGGGCTGCCATCCACGGCAAGCAAGCCGACAGGCTACGAAAGTACCTCGCCGACAACATGGAGCGGGCAGGGCACGAGGGTCTGAGCGACCCCAGGGTGAAACTGGGCTGGCGCTCCTCAACTGCGGTGGTGGTCGATGCCGGTGCCTCGCTGCCCGTCGAGTTGCTCTGCGTCAAGACCACGCCGGACAAGAAAGCTATTGGCGAACTGCTGAAGAGTGGCACCGAGGTCGAGGGGTGCCGCCTCGAAACCCGCAAGAACCTACAGGTGAAGTGATGGAGCAGAGGGACGAAATCATGGCGGCAGCGTATCGTGAGTACCTCAACGCGCTCCATTCCGGGCTCATTGTGAGGGCGAAGTTTTGCTCTGCCTGCGGCGTTCCGAGTGGCGAACTGCATGGCCACCACCGGGACTACTCGCAGCCGCTCGTTGTCGAATGGCTCTGCGCCCCGTGTCATGGACGGGCCGGTGCCGCAGTCCCCGGCGGAAACAAGAAGATAAGTCTGTACTTGGACCAGGCCCTGGTCGAGCAGGCGCGGGGTGCCGTGGCGTGGGCGCAGATGCGGGGCGAGGAGCCCGAGTCGATTTCGGCGATGATGAACGCCGCCCTGGCCGCTGAACTGGAGCGGCTGAAGGACGTTCTGAAGCCCGATGGCGGGCGGTTCCCCAGGCTTGGGAGCGCCCGCAAAGGTCGGCCACCGAACAGGCGGGTGAAGTAATTGGAACAGCTTGAACTCTCCACCAGCGCCGAAGCTTTCGCGACCCTCAAGGACAGCGGGAAGTTGGGGCGACTCCACCGGGCCGTCCTCAAGGGCCTGGGACAGGCCAAGAGGCCAGTCACTGGTCGCGAGTTGGGCCAGCACCTCGGCATGGAGGCGTGGCGGCGGTTGCCGGAGTTGGAGCGGCGGGGGTTCGTGGAGCGCGACACCAACACGCGGAAGTGCAGCGTGACCGGGAAGAGGGCGACGGCCTGGCGTCTGAGCGTCCGCTGACGGGGCTTTATCCTGCCGGGTGGACTGGGGG